TAACTCTAATCCTTTAATTTTTGGTTCATAAACCGGTTTGTCTAAAATGACAATTTTTCCTTGATAGATCATAACTATTTTTTATTTAAAACAATTTAAATTGAATTTGGCGAGATACTACTACACCATTTTCTATAATATCCACAATTTCTGCATTTGGAACTGTAGTTACTGCTTCCGCTACAGCATAAGAACCATCCGGATTTCTTTGTTGCGTTGTAACTTGAACAACTACATTATGTCCAGCTTGCATTGCTTTTGTTGATTTCATCCAACCTTCTGCTTTAGAAGAAGCTTTAGAAATAAGTTTGAATGTGTCACCATCTCCCCAAAAAACAATGTCCTTGACATTTTTTCTAGCACCGTTGGCATCAGTGTTTTGTAATGATTTTGCTTCCATTATTTTAAACCTTTAGCAATTCCTTTTACTGCGTACATTTGAGCTGTTTCTAACTCTGTCATTGCAATACTAAAACATCTTTTAGCTTCACCATCCTCAGTTGCCAATAATTCCTCTTGACAATAATCAATAGCATCAGCCATCATTCTTTTAAATGTTCCAATCTTATCATCCGAAGATGGATTAAAATCAATATGACATCTTTTTTCTCCTAGTGTCATTACTTTTGCGTTTTCTTGCATTTTTATTTATTTACAGGGGTTAAACATACTTCTTCCAATCTTCTTAGAACATCTTTTGCAGAATGTCCATCATAAGATTGCTTAACAATTTCTACTTCTTCACATTGGAATAAATCCCAATCTTCCATTTTGTAATGGTTGCTAATTTGACCACCTGGTAAAACTGCCATTACAATAAACCATCCTCCACCAAAACAAAGTGTGCCATCGGAATGTCTGATTGATTTATGTACATCATACAATCCTTCTTTAGCCCAAGCATTGAATGCAGCCGCATTGTACATCTTGCGGAAATCATACAACTCATTAAAAGTGTGGTAGCCATCAGAGATTTCTCCTTTATCAACTAGACCTTCTTTATCATAAGACTTAAAGAAAATATCTGGTTTGCATGGATAAAATTCACCATGGATTCCTTTGATAATCATATCACCGATACTTGCAAAAATTGGTCCTTCTAATGTTTGAATTTTAATTTTTGGATCTGCTGTGTTGTCATCAAAAACAATTTCTTGTTCTTGCTCCATGAACTCAGATATTGCATCCAATGTACCTAATGTTGCATCAACAAATTCTATAGCCTCAATTGTAATGGGCTTTTTTGTAAATCTATTTACCATTTTCTTTTTTGTTTTTGTAGTATTCAACAATTTCAATTATAGCAATAACAAATCCAATTCCGGCAGATGTTCCTATAAATACTCCAATTGCAATTTTTAAGATTTCCATTTTATTTGTTTTTAAGGTTAATATACGCTTTCATGATTGCCAAATAATTGATGGCATCTTCAATGGTATCAGTGATTTTTTCATCTTTTACCATTGCTTCTTTGTCAAGTAATGTAGAAATACGCGACATTTTATCCATTAATCTAACAAGGATTCCCTTTTCTACAGTTACTCCGGCAATTGTTGAGTTGCGAAAATTGGCAAATGGATCATTATTGGAACCACCGTAATCATTGTTTTTGGCAATTGCTGTGCTTATACAATTTTCAAATGTTTTAAGCATCTCTTTTAAAAGAGGATTTGACTCCAAAAGATCTAATGGTTTTTCTGATTGAGCATCTTCTTCATACTCTACACAGTCTTCATTAATCCATCTCAAATCACCATTTCCGATATTCAATTGGATTTCTGGTCCTTTTCTATCTACTACTGGAAACCATTGTCCTACATAGTCATTATACCAAGAATGATTTGGCATGCTTCTTTTAATAATTCTTACTCTCTCCATTTATTTTAGTTTAAAAAATTTACCAAGTATGTTTCCGTTAAGAAACTCATCACCCTCTAATACACCCAATGCAAATTGATATTTACATTCATAGTATGAAAGTTCTATCTTGCTGTAACAGATATGAAGCATTTCTCTACGAATAGTCACTCCTTCTGCATGAGCTTTCTTCAATACTTCATTACTGCTATAGTAATTTTTATATGTACTTTTCCTTACTCGCTTGTAAGTCTTTAGTCTTTTGTCAGTTGGCATTTCTTTCTTACCAAGTTTGGTTTTTACATCAGCAAAGAAATTTTTTTTTCCAATGTATCTAACCGGTTTTCCATCAATGATTGAAAGCATCTCGTAAATAAATCCTACTGCTCCCTCTGGTATCATTTCATCTGCAAACTCTTTTCCTTGGTATATCCACATGCATTTTATTTTTTATAAATTTTGCTTGCTGTTTCGCATAGTTCTTTTTTCCTCTTAACAGGTCCCAATGATTTTCCAGTAGTATATCTATAATACACTGGAGTAAGCTGATCCATTCCGATCCCAACACAGAAATAAGCCCTGCAAAATTTAATTTTAAATCCATTAATAACCTTGTAAAATATTTTCATACTAAGAACTAAGTATTTTAACAAAAGTAATAAACATTTTTAATTTACAATGAAAAAACAAACCCTCACTGATAGAAAAGTGAGGGTTGCTGACAGCGGAGCCGTCTGAGAAACCTGGATGGGAGAGAATCAACCAGGCAAAATTATTTTCCTTGACCTCGGTAAGCCTTCTTGTAGTTCTTAGAACTTTTAAGTTTTGAGGTCTTAGTCTTTGCATGTACACCAGGACGACTAACTTTATAGGAAAGTTTAGTGTTGGTAGATTGGGTGCTAATTTTTGCCATTGCTTTTTGTTTAGAATTACAAATCTATAAAAATAATCTATATACACTATACATAACATGTGAATGAAAATAAGCTTCAGCTTCCATTTCTTCATCTCTGTTGAGAAATTGAGGTAAAAACTCCTGACATAGATGCAAAACTTCATGTGCCAGCGTTCTCATATTTTCTGGATTATTAGGACTGAATCCGTACTTTAGAATCATCATTCGCATTTTTTCACCGGATCTTTTACCTGTAGAAGAGGAATACATCCCATGTGAATTTGTACCCCCGTCCTTATCAAACTCTTTAAGCTCCCCCCGGTTGTTCTCCAAAAAGTCAAGCCAATCCTGTTTAGAATTATGGAATTTCTTAATTTCAATTAAGTTCTTACATTTAACTTCTCCATAGGCATCGTGAAACCATTCCTTAACCTCATCACAATTAAACCCGGATACAATAATCATTCTCTCAGAACTGTAAGGAATCAGTTCTATAGTATCCATAACACAACTATGCATGATAAATAATCTGTTTAGCAAGATTAACTAACTCAACATCTTTACTTATAAGAAAGTTATAGAGCTTAACTACTTTCTTAGTATCGTATTTGTTATTCTTAATATGTAATTTGATTTTATCTATACAATCAGATAACTCCAATAGATCACTAATATTCTTATTGACACCAGTAACCTTACTGATCTTATACTGCCTTTCAAATTTCCATACCTTTTTGGCTAACTCTTCCTGTAAGAGCAGCAGCCCATTTTCTTCTCTCTCCATAATTCAAAGTTACAAAATTCTGGGTAAATTAAAACCAGAGTATGCTAGGGTGTGGGTAACATCCACCACTACACCACCCCCGGCCCGATGGAAGCGGAGGTGTACCCCCTATGCTGAAGCCAAGGCAGAAGAAAAATCAGAGGTAAACATCAAAAAAAATCCACAGGGGAAGAGTTCTTCACACAACACAGACACACCACCACACACGAGCCACCACCGAGGGAGCCACCCACACCCACCCACCCAGAGGAGGCACACCACCACGCACCACAAGATGATGGTTGTTATATAGAATATACTACTCGCCACCACACTTCACCACTCTTTATCCTAAACTTAAAATCTCAAGAGATTTTTTTATCTCCGCAGTAGGATCCTGGATAAACACTGGTTACAATGGGATAAGTGCTCTCACCTTGTAGCCTCTAAAGAGAGTAGCCCAGCATGACGCTCTGGGAAGTGAGAGGAGATTAACTGAACAAACGATGTTTCTCCTCTTGCGCTTTATTTTGTAATTATTAACCCTTAATATTTTACCCATGAAACATTTATTTTCTTTGCTACTCATCATTATGTGTGGCACATGCGCGATTGAGATTATCGCTGTTGACTCTAAGGAAGAGTTAACCTTTGCTATTGCAGGAATGGCTTTGTCATTTAGTATTTTAGTATTGAATATAATCTCACCATTGTTTAACACTAAGTCTTAATGTTTGTGTTACAATACATTGTGAATGGCTCTACGGTGTTAGAGTCATTCACCTTTCCAAATAAGGCTTTATGCTATTGGAAAAAGAATCAATTGTTAAACCAAGGTTCTCACACTATGGGAACTTTTAAAATAAAATCAGTATGAAAACAGAGAAGATTGTTTGGCTAATGTTCATTCTTATTATAGCATTAGCCTTTGGAGTTATGGTTGTCACAGCTCCAGCCATGCAAAACAAAATCCTTGCAGGATTTATGTGTTTAGCATTTAGTTCAGTATTATTAATTACAATTAAAGATTAAGGTTATGAAAAAAGTTATCACTGCCGCTGGCGCGGCTTACATCCTATTATGTATATGGGGTGCATTAATGTTCACCTCTTGTGCTGCAAACAAGTCTTGTCACGTTAAGAAATACCACGTTGACAAGAGTATTAAAAGGGCACAAGGTAGGTCAAGTGCATACAGAAATTAATATTAAGGGTAGGGCTTCGGCTCTACCTTTTTTTTGGGGACATCGGGGTAACACCCATTGTGTGGAGTGATTTACTATCACTCAACCAACCACACACGCGGCAAGCCGCCTCGTTCCTCG